ATGGCAATCATAGTTAAACAGCTGACCAACACAAAAATCACCAATGCCAAACCAAAAGACAAGGATTACACTTTAACTGATGGGAGAGGCCTTTATTTACTAGTGAAACCTAACGGCTTAAAAGTATGGCGTTTCCGATACAAACGCCCTTATACAAAAAAGCCAGCATTGCTGACACTGGGAAGATTCCCTGAAACGACATTGCAATATGCAAGACAACAACGTGACCAATATCTCTCTTTGCTTGCCCAACAAATTGATCCACAACAACACGAAAAACAAATAAAACAACTAGAACAACAACGGATAACGAATACATTCAAAAACGTTGCGGAAAGCTGGAAAAACAGCAAAGCAAAAAGCATCAAACCGCTCACGCTCTCCAAATACTGGCGTATTATTGAACTTTACTTAATGCCTACCCTTGGCAATTACCCGATTGACGAAATCAAACCCATTTTAGCAAAAACAGCATTAGAAGTGCCGTATAAACAAGGAAAAGCGGAAATGTACAGGAAAAGCGTTAAATTGCTGAACGCCATCTTAAATTATGCAGTCTATTCCCTGTTTCTGATCCCTGTTAACCCTTGTGAAAAAATCAGCACCGCTTTTGAACCTTTAGGCAGAGGGAAAAACCCAAACATTAAACCAGATGAATTACCAACATTCTTAGACAAGTTAGAAAACTCAAATATTGATCTATTAACAAAATACCTTATCCAATGGCAACTATTAACAATGGTACGCCCTAATGAAGCGGTTACTGCTGAATGGACGGAAATTGATTTCTCAAAAAAACTGTGGACCATCCCGGCTGAAAAAATGAAACAAACTAAAGCCAATCAAAACAAAGCGCATTTAGTGCCACTATCAACTCAAGCCTTAAGTCTATTAGAACGCATTAAAACAATTTCCGCAAATTCACCGTTCCTGTTTCCAAGCCACAGAACAAAAACAAAGCATCTGAATAGCCAAACTGCCAACAAAGCAATTAGAGACAATATGGGCTATAAAGACAAACAAACAGCACACGGATTACGAAAAATTGCCAGCACATACCTGCACGAAATAGGCATAATGCCGGATGTAGTTGAAGCCTGTTTAGCACATACAATCAAAGGCATCAGAGGAGTTTACAATGAAGCTGACTATTTGCCGCATCGAAAAAAAGCACTGCAAAAATGGGGAGACTACATAAATAAATGCAAAACTACAACAAATAAAAAATTTTTGAAAATTGTTGCCTAACAAAAAATAAAAAAGTTGAGCCTCTCCCACAATTTGTGTAAATGCCTGTTTCTGAGATAATACATTAGACACAGGTATTTTATTATGAACGAAAAACAACTCCACGCCTTGGCAGCGGAATTTGCCAAACACCTCAAAACACCGGAAGACCTTAATCAGTTTTCTCGAATGCTCAAAAAAATCACGGTCGAAGCAGCCCTAAACGCGGAACTGACTGACCACCTTGGTTATGAAAAACATCAGCCACGAAAAGGCAAAAATGCGCGTAACGGCTATACGTCCAAAACTGTGATGTGTGATGAGGGTGAAATGGAAATTGATACCCCTCGTGACCGTGAGGGCACCTTTGAACCGCAGCTTATCAAGAAAAACCAAACCCGAATTACCGGAATGGACGAGCAGATTATCGCCTTATATGCCAAAGGCTTAAGCAATCAAGAAATCGTCGAAATGTTCAAAGAACTCTATGATGCTGATGTGTCAACGAGCTTGATTTCTCGCGTGACAGATTCGGTTAAAGAGCGCGTCTTGGAATGGCAAAATCGCCCGCTTGATGCGGTGTATCCGATTGTTTATTTGGATTGCATCGTGGTCAAAGTGCGTCAAGACGGGCGGATTATCAACAAGTCCGTCTTTGTGGCGTTGGGTGTGAATTTGGAGGGGCATAAAGAATTACTCGGACTCTGGATTGCCGAAAACGAAGGCGCGAAGTTCTGGGCAAACGTGCTAACAGAGCTGCAAAATCGCGGTTTAAAAGACATTTTAATTGCGTGTGTGGACGGTTTAAAAGGCTTTCCTGACGCCATTAATGCCGTTTATCCCCAAACCAAGATTCAGCTTTGTATTGTGCATTTGGTGCGTAATAGTTTGAAATATGTGTCATGGAAAGATTACAAGGCGGTGACTGCGGATTTAAAACAGGTGTATCAAGCCCCGACGGAGATGCAAGCACGCGAGAATTTGACCGCACTTTCGCAAAAATGGCAGGAAAAATACCCGCTTGTAGCGAGAGGTTGGGAGGAGAATTGGGCGAATATCGCGACATTTTTTGATTATCCGTCGGATATTCGCAAAGCGATTTATACCACCAATGCGGTGGAGTCACTCAATAGCGTGATTCGGCGAGTCATTAAAAAACGCAATGTATTCCCGACGGATGAGTCGGTGTTCAAGGTAATATGGCTGGCGATGAAAGATGCGTCAAAGAAATGGACAATGCCGATTCAAAACTGGAAACAGGCAATGAATCGTTTTATGATTGATTTTGGTGATCGCCTCGACGATCACCGTTAAGTTGAAATGGGTGTTTACACAGAATTTGGGATAGGGTCAAAAAGTTATCGCCGCAATGAGACGATAACTTTTACTTTCACAACAAAAAACGAACAAACTAAGCCTCAATATACGCCTGAATATCTGCCAGCCGCCATCTCACTGCCCGTCCACCACATTTTTTAGGTGCAGGAAACTCCCCACTTTTCACATACTTGTAAATTGTCGTGGTCGAAAACCCGGTTATTGCCCGCACTTCATCAATATTTAACAACTGTTTGTTTACCGCATTGCTTGATTTCAATGTTTCCATTTTATACTCCTTAAATTAATCTCAAAACTCACTCTGCAAAATCCGCAATTCATTCATTTCGCAAGATAACACCTCCGTTTTACTGATTCTGATGCGCCGATGTTTTGCCAAATAAACAAACTGATCATCAGTCAAACGAATTTTCTTACTCAATAACCAATCACGTTTGCGGCTTATCAACGCCGACAAACGTTCTTCATCACTTACATCGTCTATTTTTTCACCCGAACATACCTCCTCTTGATAATTGTTTAAATTTTGCTCCGTACAGTTATTGACAGAACTCCAAGCGGCGCTGCGCGCCGATATTAATTGAGCGTCTGATGACGCTTGTGCCTTATCCTGCTTCCGCACCAAACGCCACCGCTTCAAACGCGTCAACACCACCTCAACTCCTGCTTTCAACTGGTTGAAAACACCAATCACTTTCTTGCTAATCTCACCATATTTATTCGGCTCACGTTCCTCATAAGCGGAACGCGCCACCAACTCCTTACGACTGACAAATGCACCGCCTTGCAACTGCGTGTACTTCGCCCAATCGCCATCATCTGTCGCCTGAATTAACGCATCTATCTGCTGATCACCGACTAACTGCCCGTGACGACGGCGCAACTCACGCCACACCGACACCGGCGCACCGCCAATTTGCTGAAACTGACGAATGCGCCACTTAGATGCCCACGCTGACACGTTTTTCGCCATATCTTTCAACTTCTCGCCGGTTTCATCGTCCACATCATCATCACACGCATAGCCATCAATGTTTTTTGCAATATATTTGGCAATGTAACCGGTCGCCGACCCTTTATCCCAATCAATCGCTTCACAAGTAAAACGGTGTTCTTCCGCACCGGCTTCATTGCCATCTTCTTCAAGCGCATATCTTGCAAATACCGCACGCACGGTTTCAGTGTGTTGTTGCTCCATAAAAAACAACATATGCCAATGCGGTGTGCCGTCGTGATGCGGCTCAACCACACGAAAGCCAAAAATATTGATTTTCCGCCGCTTTAACGCCGCACGGATACGGGCAAAGACCTTACATAAATAGTCTTGCGTATCGCGTGGGTTGCTAAAATTCCAGTTTTTCACAAAACCGCCTTTAAAATGGATAGCGTGATAAGAGGAGGGCGCAGTCAAAGTATAAAATTCGCCGACATAACCATAAATTTTTGCCAACTCTTCAAAACCGCGCATACGGTTCATCAGCTCGCAACGGCGTACGGCAGGATTAGACACTGTCTTATAAAACATCTCATCAAGCCCGATAATTTCCGCTTCATCATCCTCGTTGATCAGCTGCATCTGCTTGATAAAATCTGTATTTTTGCGGCGTTGATAATGCCATTCCGACACCGCCTCAAAGCTGGCATACGGACTGGCTTTCGCCTGCACCTGACCGACTGCAATCGCTAAATGCTCGCGCAAAAAGGAACGTTTTTGCCACAACTGATTGCACCACCACTCCTCATCGCACATTTTCAAAATCGCCGCACCGATCTCTTTGCGCAAAATCTTGCCGATATGATATTTATGCCAAAACGGCGGCGTAATACCTTTCAGCTCGGTCAATCTCGCCAATTTGTAATACAACGCTTTCAACTTGGCATCAATCGCCTGCTTATCGGTGCAATTTTCCAATTCACGTTCAATAAAATCCTGATAAAGCACAAACTGCTCATCTGCCATCCGTGTTGCAAAACGCTCAACATCCTGCCGATTAAACTCGTGCAACGCGACCTCTTTTAACGCCCCTTTGATGCGGTTGCCGTCATCATCAATCTGATAACATTTTGCGGTGGTTTTGGTAACATTTTTGCTGATCGGGTGACGTTTAAGCACCGCCTCAACACGCTCAAGCACCCCGTTGTCCAAGGTGGTGCGCAGCCAAGTGTTTGCAGCAAACCGCCCATTTTGGCGGAAGAGCCGTAAATAGCGATTCACAAAATATTTGCTTAATGAATCAGGCAAGCCCTGAATTTTACTGATGCCGAAACGGAAAATATCCTCATCGCCACAATTAAACAGCTGATACTGCACCGGCGTTAATCCTGCCGGCGCAACACGTTCAACCTGCACATAATCCGCAGCTTGTTTAATAGTGGCGTAGCGTGTCATTTTATAAATCCCTTACTCTGATCACGGACTCTGTCATCTGCTTCATCATCACATCGGCAACATCAAATATCTCAAGCGGTGAACGTCCTGTTTTATTGAACTGCTCACGCAACGCATCCAACAAAAAATCATCAAAATGTGCATATTCCACCACATCGTGCGGCACCCATCTGCCGAGCTTGACATCAAACCGATAATTGACGCGCTGATAACCGTTGCCACGCTCCGCACGCTGCACATAAAAACGATCGCCATACACATCAAAAAAACACCTTCTCACTCATTGCCTGTTCCTCTTCAATCTGCCAATCTAAGCCAATCTAACTATTCAACGTTTTCAACAACTGTCCGAAACGATACGCCTCACGCCGATAACGCCCCGCACTGGTCAACAACTTAATCCGCTCACGGCGAGGGCGAAATTTACACAACCCCAAATAACCCAACGCACTTTCGAACAAGTAATAATTGCTGGCTGCCACCATCGCTTTATCAATTTTCATAACTCACGCCCCAATCAATTTTCAAAAAGTCCTTTGTCCGCACCGGCTGCTGAAAAACGCTAGTAACCGACTTCATCAGCCGCACCGCATTGCCGATTTTTTCGCGCTCAAGCGCAGAGTAGTCACGCAAATGTGCCTTAAATTGCACCATTGCCACATTAGCAAGTGCCACTTTTTGCATATGCGACAACTTCTCAAACTGGCGTTCTGCCGCAAATTCCGACTCACCTAAAATGCGGTGGATTTCTGCCCAACTACTCATCGCTTGCCCTCGCACGTTATCGCCTAACTTACCGCCCCAATTTCGCAAACAACCACTGCAAAAAGGTTCTCGGCTGCCGCTCCAAATCCGTTACACGCTGCTGCAAATTCTCATTTGCCAAATTAAAAATATCGTTACGACTGGTTAAATAGTTGTTCATCCGATGTTGCTGCAACACAGCACGCTCCACCGCCTCAACACGCTTCACCAACTCAAAATAACTCACACGCTTTTTGTTGCGGTCCACCACTTTTTTGCTTGATTTTTGTCTAATCATTGTTCAAATCCTCAAATTTAGGGTGCAAAAAACCCGCCCTTACCAAAAAAGGCGATAATTTGCACAATGGTTAATTAAAAAGAATTACGACTGCTGTTCGTCTTCAAACATATCCAACGTTTTGTTATCAATCTGCAGCAACGGCTTATTGATGCGCAGTGCTTCCGGTCGCTCGTGATAAGTCGGTGTGGAAACCCGAGTAATCTGGCTTATCACATCTAACTTCGTGCCGCAGTTGTTGCAAAACAGCGTCACATTAATCACCAACAACCCCACTTTTTCTGATGATCGCACTCTTAAATTTGCACTGCCGCAATTCGCGCAGCGATGGTCGATAGTTGCCATTCACACCTCTTATTTCAAACTCAAATTTTTCAACACGTTCTCAACAATTGCCGCAATCTCATTACGGATCACCGTGTTAGGAATTGGCATCACCACTTGAAAACGCTTGGCAGCTGCCGTTAAAATCAACAACTGGATCAACTCAACCGCCACATCCATCGCTTTTTCATCTAACGCATCCACCACAGGAGCAAAAAATGCCATTTGACGATAACAACTTATTTCCCCATCTAACGGCAACCCCAAATGATGGCTTAAACGCAGAACCAGAGAAAACGGCACGTTTCTATAAACCGGCATATCAGCATTTTTGTGCTGCGCTGACGGATTCCCTGACGCATTGGGCTGCACAAGATTTTTCTGATAAAAGGCTTCGCCAATTATACGAATTAGGTTTAAAGACAAATCTGTTTCAACCTGCTGACGTAGCTTGGCACCTTCGCCAGACCATTCGCCGGCTTCACGAACAGGGCTTGCATAAACAAGCCGATCAACTTGTCGCGCTTGCCCTTGCAATTCATTCAATGCTAGAAGCGGATATACCGCTTGACAGTTATTCACAGGATTAATGTTTTGATTCATACACAGCACCTTTCGTTATGCTAAAATTAACTGCACCAACACAAACGCGATAAAACAAAATAACGCTGCGAGGTAGGCTACGCTTACACAATTTTCACTATTTTCAGTTAAGCGTTGTTTCTGTTTTTTACATTGTTTGCACATATACAGCGCCTTTTTTAATTAATTCAATCCTAAACCTTGCCTAATTAAAATCCGTCCCATTTGAGAAATTGAACGGTTTTCCTGCTTGGCTCGCTGTTTAAGCATCTCCATCTCATACAATGAAATCATTGATTGATGACGAATATTAGCAACAGCTTGAGGCTTTTTATCCTCTTCCGAAAATTGCATTACTGTGATCTCGGTCACCTTAATCTCCTTGATATATAACGTTTTTTTTGCTATATAAAAGACTATTACTAATTATTAGTAAGTAGCTTAATTTGACTAATACTATATTGCACATTTGTGCAATTTTCAATAGGAAAAATTGAAAAATGTTGCAAATTTCTGATTTTTTAAAATCTGAACGCGAGCGTTTAGGACTAACTCAAGAAGAAATCGCCTCAAAATGCGGAGTATCAAAACGAACATATATTTATTATGAACAAGGGGAGCGTGTGCCGAATACCGATTTTTTAGCAGCTCTTACTCAAATTGGCGGTGATGTAATGTATGTATTAAGTGGGATAAGGGGAGTGGCTCAACTTTCATCGCTAGAAAATATGGTATTGAATGCATTTAATGCTTTAAACGATGAAGAAAAATTGCAAGCATTAGGTTTTTTGACTGGGTTAAAAGGACAAAAGTCAAGTGGCGTTAGTCAAGTTGCACACGGCAACGTAACCAATATGGTTGCTGGAGATATGAAAAAATAATTGTTTTAAGATGAACGGAAAACAGGAGAACACAATGAAATACGAATACAAAATGGTACAAGCCGCACCGCATATCATTGCGCAGCGAAAAAATATTCAAACTGCGGCTGCCGATTATTTGCAAGATTTAGTCAATGAATATGCCGAGCAGGGGTGGGAATTTTTCCGCATCGATGACTTTTCCACCGAAGAAGCGCAAGGATGTTTATCAGGTGGTAAACAAACGACCCGAGTGCATAAGGTGATCACCTTTAGACGAGAGAAAGACTAGGTGCTTAAGGCGTTAAGTATCGCTATCATTCGGCTTTATCAACGGTTAGCACCACAGTCTATTCGTAATGCTTGCCGTTATGAACCAACTTGTTCACATTATGCCATTTTAGCCATTCAAAAATATGGTGTTTGTAAGGGCTGGAAAATGGCAATTCAACGGCTTAGACGTTGCAAATACCCGAATGGTGGTGAGGATTATCCTTAAAAATATTGCATTCTAAGAGGGGGTGGAATGACAAATCCGATCTATCAAAGTGCTAATGGTAATGTTGAAAATATGGTCGCAGGAGATATGCATATTCACTATCACAAATCAGAAATTGATGAATTAAGTGAACAACAACGTTATCAAATGCGGACAGAATTATTAAAGTATCGTGGCGTTTTGCCTGAAATGCATAATTTACTGTGTGATTACGCCAGCCTTGCTTTTGGCTGTGCGAAATTTGTGGATTTAGAAGATAAGCAGTTGATTAAATTAACCCAATATCATCAAGCCTTAATTACGTTAAGCCAACAACTCATAAAACTTCCTCAACGATCTGAACCAGTAAACGGTGTGAAAGGGATTGTGCGGAAAATTATTCGTGTTTTGGAAAAGTGGAGTTAAGTATGAAAAATATTATTTCTTCTCGGGATTGCTTGGTGCGAATAATCTAAAAATGGGCAAAATAAAATGATTAAAGATACAGTAGAAGGCCTCGAAAGAGGGCTTGAAAGCAAACAAACCGAATTGCAAAAAGCGACGCAAACGCTAATTGAAACGTTTAATACGATTATTATTCCACTTGCACTCTTAAATGCGGGGCGTAAGAAAGCCGAGGAGTATTTTCAAAAATGCTTTAGAAAAGAATTTGAAGAAAAAACGGCAACCATTCCACCTGAATATCAGCAAGAACCTAAATATAATATTGCACGCCAAGCCTTGATAGGCATTGCGGATACGATTGATCAGCAAACATTAAAAGAAGCCTTTTTCAATGTGTTAACAAAATCATTTGATAGCCGTAATGATGACAGCCTTTATCCTGCATATTTGAATATTATTCAGCAACTAGGTAATCAAGGTTTAGCCTATTTTGTTCAGTTTGTAGCGAAACATCAGAAAATTAATCAAGATTACCCACCAACTTACTCAATAACGACAGGAGAGATTAATTTTTCTCCTTTTCCTGCTGACCCAGACTTGTTGAAAATCCCTAAAAAAGCGATGTTGGACAATTGGGTGCGTTTAGGATTAATTACATTATCAGGAAAGCAAAAAAACACCTCTCCTATAATAGAAGACGGTGGGATAGTTCTTGGAAAAACCTTGAAGAAAATGCTTCAACCCGTGCAAGTAAGCAACACTCATTTTGAGGTGCGGATAACTGATTTCGCATTAGAATTTATTACGACAGTAGATCCTTAATGTTGAATTCATCATCAGATTGTTTCGGTGAATTTTCTGCTGAATTTGCTTCACATATGTTTTTTGCTAAGTTAAAGGCAAAATCATTTGCTATTAAATCAAGGGCAAAATCTTGAAGATCTTTAGAAACAACTTCCCAAGGTATGAATTGATTTTTTTGAGTCATAAGGTCCTCCTATAAAAAAGACAAGCAATTATACCAAATAACTCTGTAATTAATTAAATAAAGAGGCGATTTATATGAAAAAACTACTACTTCCCATCACCGTATTACTATTCACCCACTCTGCATTAGCCGCAAAACAAGAATATAGCTGCGACGACGGCAAACGCTACTGTAAAGAAATGCGCACTTGTGAAGAGGCTAAATACCATTTAGAACAGTGCGGCTTATCTCGCCTTGATAGAGATAAAGACGGCGTGCCTTGTGAGAGTTTGTGTGGGTAAAAAAATAGACAAATCTGTAAGATTGTGAGGATAAACAATGGCGAAATTTAATATTGATCTAAATGTACTCAATCATTTGGGCTTGAATCTTTATACCAATACTCCAGCCGTTTTAACTGAAATTGTTTCAAATTCTTGGGATGCAGATGCAACTGAAGTCCATATTGATGTTAATAGTGACAAAAGTATCATTACGATTTCCGATAATGGGCACGGTATGAATGCAGTTGACATTGAAAGTAAATTTCTAAATGTTGGTTATGCAAGAAGAAAGGATAATAGAGAGAAGAGCCCTAATGGTCGGCCTGTGATGGGGAGGAAGGGAATTGGGAAATTAGCAATGTTTTCGCTTGCTAATGAGGTTTCCGTTTTTACTAAAACACAAAATGATGAAATTGTTGCTCTGAAAGTAAATGTTTCAGACTTAAAAAGGGCGATTGAAGAACAACGTGAGTATGATACAGAAGTGATCAATGATACTTCATCTTTTAGCAAGACTCATGGTACGACAATTGTTCTAGCGCAACTTGAGCGTGGCATCAAAACAACAGCGACTTACTTGAAAAAGCATCTTGCTCGCCGTTTTAGTATTTTGGGTCAAAAATTTAATTTTAAAGTTTTTGTTAATAACGAGGAAATTACTCTTGAACATCGTGGCTATATTTCAAAAATTGAATTTTTATGGTCTTTTGGTGACTCAAGCCAACATTTAAAAAAGGACGTGACCCAATATAAGAAATTGCCTAATGAAGTCAGTTATGACAACAATTCATTTAAAATATCGGGCTTTATTGCAAGTGTAGGTAAGCCTTCGGAATTAAAAGATAAAGACAATGATATTTCCAATAATGCTATTACTATTCTCGCGAATGGGCGCATTTTCCAAGAAAATATACTGGATGAATTAGATAATGCAAAACTTTTCACTAGTTATCTTGTAGGTGAAATAAATGCTGATTTTTTAGATGATTCAAATTATCAAGATATGGCCACATCTTCTCGTCAAGGATTACGCCAAAACGATGAACGATATTTAATATTAAAAAATTTTGTCGCTAATGCGCTTAAAACAGTTGATTCAGACTGGGACACTTGGAGAAAGAAAGAAGGTTTAAAATCTATCAAAGAAAATCATCCTGCGTTGCAAGAATGGCTTAATGGTTTGAGAGATAATCGTGATAGAAAAGCTGCGGAAGATTTGCTAAGTAAAGTAAACACAATTCAGTTTAGTGGTACAGATGAAGAGCAGGAAATATCACGTAAGAATGTATTAAAAAGTGCGGTACTTGCCTTTGAAAAATTGAAAGTGCGTGGAAATCTTGATCGATTGAACGAACTTTCTTCTTTTGATGCTACTGTATTTAAACCAATTCTACAATCTATAGATGATATTGAAGAAAGCTATTTTTATGATGTAACAAAGCAGCGATTAGGAATTATAGAAAAGTTTGAAGCTCTAACAAACGATAATGAGAAAGAAAAAGTTATTCAAGAATATCTTTATCAACATTTGTGGCTGCTTGATCCATCTTGGGAAAGAACAACATCTGAAACAGAGATGGAAAGGACATTAACTAAAGAACTTAAAGAAATTGACCCAACTAGCAGTGGAGCAAGGATAGATATTGCTTATAAAACTATTTCTGGCAAATATATTATTATTGAAATGAAACGTCCCGATGTAAAAACTGAATTTAATAAGCTGGTTGAGCAAGGTACAAAATATATTAAAGCTGCTACCAAGTGGTATATCAATAATCCAGCCCAAATGATAGACGGTAAGCCCCCTAAGATAGAGGTCTATTTTATCATTGGAGCTAAAGGTAAAACTAAAATAGATGAGGAAATCCAATCATTTGGACAATACATTGGTCCTAATTATATAGAGGATCAACTTCGATCAATTGGTGGTAAAGTTTTCACTTATAGCGATCTGATTACCCAATCACGGCAAGTATATTCTGACTACTTGAACAGTCAAAAAGATGTTGAGAGAATAAAAAACTTGGTTGATAATTTATAATAATTTTTTATTGCTCATTTCTTTTAAATGGGCAATAAAACTTTTTCCAATAATGTCTCCTAAAATTACAGGCACTGCATTACCAATCATTTTTCCAACTACACTTAAATTTATTTGCTTATCTTGCGGACAAAATTGATAGTTTTCAGGGAATGCTTGTAAGATGGCGGCTTCACGAAGTGAAATAGCTCTATCTTGTTCTGGATGTCCAAAACGTCCATTTCCATAACCGTAACATAATGTTGTCATCGTTGGACTTGGCTTATTCCAACTCATTCTACCATAAACAGCCGAATACGTTGCACCAGATGCTTTACGGTGACAAGCAGTTCTTAATTCTTCAGGCCAATCTCGCCAAGTACCACCTTGCTTTGATGCTTGAATGCGTTTTAAATTAATTTCACTCAATGCCATTGCTCGATGCAATCGATCCGTTGGACAGGTCTGACCAGCTTCAATTTTAGGAAGGTGAGAAATAACATCTTGCACTGTTACCCAGCGTTCAGGTGTATGCGTTGGTTCAATCATTGAAATTTTGCCAAGAGAAGAAGCCAATAAAACATGTCTTTTGCGTTGCTGTGGCAGACCATAATCAACACATTTGATAGTATTAGCCCAAACAAAATACCCCAGAGATTTTAGTTCTTCAACAAAATCATGATAAACCTGATGCTTAACAACCTCTGGAACATTTTCCATTGTAATTAATTCAGGTTTTGTTTCCTGAATTAGTCGAGCAAAAGAATAAAGTAAAGGCCACTTTTTATCTGTAGAAGTATCTTTTCCTTGATTATATTTCGAAAAAGGCTGGCAAGGAGCACACCCTGCTAATAAACGAATAGCTTTTTGATTATACCATTGCATAACCTCTGTACCTGAAACCAAGGATACATCTTTATTAACGAAAGATGCATTGTTATTAAATTCAAAAGGATAGCGACAAGCCTCTTCTATATCATAGCCTGCTTTAACTTTAACTCCTGCTTTTTGTAGCCCAGCAGTTAACCCCCCTGCACCACAAAATAAATCAACCGCCTCTATCATAAACTTATATTTACTATATGAATTTTCTTTATTCTACTTTATCCAATAAATCAATGCAAAATCATTCTATATTGATCTTCAACCCTCAACCCTACGCCACTAGTAAACCTACACCTCAATGCCGTGAATTAATATAAACTTTTACGCTTGATGTTTGATATCATTAACAAATTAATTTCAGCAAATGACATCATGTACACTGATGAATACACACACCACAAAAGAGAAAAACAATGATTAAAAAAAGCATAGAAAAACGCATCGCCACTATCACTGTCACAACAGTTGCACTAACTTCATTATTCACTGCCGCCGCACCGCTGCCACGTTCGCTATCAATGGAATTTGCCGATATCAAAGGCTTAGTGAATCCGCGTTATTCCGTCACCGAACAGCTGAACCGCAACATCGACTACCGCCCCTATAAACTCACCTTTCACATCTGGCGCGATCCATTTTCCGCCGAATACGCCCGCTATATTGCGGAATATTTATGTGAGATTTACACCGCTGACAAAAATGCTTGGCTATTTCATCGTTTTAAAACCGTAGAAATACAAAAGAGATTTAGTGCAAGTGGCTATCGTTTAGCGTTAAGCGGTGCGGATTGTTCGGCAATGATTGATCAGGATTGGTCAGAAACGCAATTAAAAGCCTTTTTCAAACAACGACTCAAACGCTTTTAATGCTCATCATTTTGCGGCGTGCTTGGCTTCACTTCACACTCAATCTGTGCCGTGTAACCGTTGTCATCCAAACTGTGCGTCACCTTGGTAACAATCCATTGCGTGCTGTCAATCATCGGCTTAAAGCCAACCAACTTCAACGGCATTTCCGGAATAATCTCCGGATTTCCTTCAGCAAGCGTCATCGAAAAACTCGCCACCCCACGCTTTAACCGATCATAAGCAGATTTCGCGCCGGTCAACGCTCTCGCATAGCTTTTATAAGTGAAACGTATCGTTTTAATCTGCTCGGCATCACTGGTCACCGGTTTAGTCTGCACCAACACATTATGCTTGGCTTTGCTCTGCTTACCGGTTTTAGTGATACGATGTTGCCGCTCAATTTGACTGTTCTCATCAATCACCACTTCGCCTTTTTTACCGCTGTCAGGGTCATAATAATAAGCGCGCACCGCCTTATAATTCTCCCCCTCATTTTGCGCAAAACGATAATTGTCACCCTGCCTTTTGCTCAACTGCAATAACGGCAACGGCTTACCGCTCACCGTTTGCATTGCGCCGGCAAAAAAGAACAATAAATAACCGTTTTTCACGGTAGCAATCGCATCATATTCCGCCGCTAAGCGCGTCAGTAAATCAATTGCACTTTCGTTCTGCTGGTCTAAATGCTCAATCACCTGCTCGCCCAACTCGGCATCACAAAGCGGCTTTAACTTGTTTTCCGCAGCCAGCTGCTCAACCAACGTCTTAATTTTAATCTGATGATAAGAACGCTCATATCGAGTGGACAACGTGCCGCTCAATTCCGCTGCTCTGGCACGCAATGTCACCGTATCAGGCGCACCGCTGAATTCAATCTCTTCAACATAATAACGCCCTTTATCCACCAATCCACTGTCGGCAAAACCCAACCAAAAATGCAGCACTGCCCCACACGGTGGCAATGCCAACAAACCATCGTGATCACTTAACTGAATAGACAACATATCCGCTTCAAAGCCGCGGTTATCATCCAACGTTGCCGATATCAAGCGTTCACTGATAATCTGCGTAATCTCTTTCTCGCTGTTGTTTTGCTTGGTGGTTACCGTCAATTTAAATATCGGTTGCCGCTGCCCACCGTTGCCCCACATCATAAATATTTCATCACCATTTCAGAAAGACGCACTGCCAACGGATCATCCACACGTTTCAAAGTCACGCTAAAATCAATTAATCTCGGCGCACCGTCACCAAACAACTCACTGCGTTCCTCGCTGATTTTCTCCACCACAAAATAGCCCATCAACGCAAAACTGGCACCGTCAATCAACGGGTAAGCATCGCCCATCTCTGCCATTGTTTCCAACATCTTCAGACTAATGCGACCGCCGGTAATTTCAGGCGCTAACCGCCCTTGCAAGGTGATGCGCTCACCCTCTTTGCCTAAAAATTGCGTTTTCGGCATCGCCCCAATCACGGAATTAGTCGGATGCCGCCAACTCACTTCACGGCTTAATGACTGAAACGGCGTGGTATGCCGCATAAAAACAAACACCCCCAACGCCGCAAGTGCAAACTGCTGAAACATCATCTATTCCCATCTTGGCTGTAAATATTGATAACGGTTCACCGCCTTTTCGTGCCATTGCATCAATTCTTCCAGCGTCATTTGCTGAAACTCGCTCGGCTGCCAACCAAACACCAACGCAATATCCGCAATGGCATCTTCAACCGTTTCGGTGACGGTTAAGCGTACATCGTTTCCGTTTCGTCCTTGTTGTTGAAAAAAGACAACACCGCCGTCGTTAATTCCACAAAATCTGTTACATCCAATGCCTGCACTTCCGCTTTGCTTAAACTTGGCGAAGTAATGCGTGGCAACAACACCCCAATCGCATTCACATCCGCACTCAACACCTCAATTAATTTCAAGCCTTTTAACGACATCACATTTGGTCGGAACACCTCAATTTCATCAATTGTGGTGTCACCTCGTCTTAACCCCTGTGTCAATGCCACTTTTTTCACGTTCTCATTTTCTGCCGCCGCAACCGTCGCCACTTCATTTTGTTTTTTCATTCTGTCTTCTCCATTAAGCTAACCTATATCAAAAATCATCCTTAAAGCCCAATCGCCTTGCGATGCTCTGCCAATTTGTCTTTGCCGTCCACTTTTAAAATCGCATTCAGCATATCCACTTCAAAAATTTCACGCCCATTCTCCAATAATTTGCAGTAAGTCAACGCAGCTTTGAAGGTCTGCTCGGTGTCATCGCCCACCTTGCTGTTGCCGCTGTCAATTTCAGTGAAACGTCCGCGCATCACCACTTCAATTGCGGTCACCTCTTCGGTTTCATCATCCTGATAACTGCCGGCAAAACGCAACGGCGTGCCGGAGATACCACCGGCAAATTGGCGAATAAACTCGGTCATATAGCCGCCCATTTTGACCTCGCACTCCAGCTTTTCCAGCCCTAAATTGACATCCACCGCACCAATCATTCCGCCGGCGCGAAACTCTTCCGTCTTCATTGCCAACTTCGGCAGCGTGATCTCTGTTGCCTGTCCGGCGTATTTATTGCCGTCAACAAACAAATTCATCATTTTTAATTTTCTTGGCATTGCCATTGTTCACCCCTCCTTACCCATTCACACTATCAACAAAGTTGACAAGATAACTATCAGTAAAGCGTTGATTAAAGCCCAACTGCTCCAACGGCGGCACCGGTGTATAGTCATAATCAATCGTCAACTTACCGTCTGATAGATTCTCTTTTGAATTGAGATCTGCCGTAATCCAAGCCGTGCCGCCCATCAACATTCCCTTGGTGGTTAAATCTCGCCATTTTGCATTGATCCCTTCAATAATATCTTTCACAAGCGTCACTGACATATCCTTAGCCATTGCCCAGTCAAAGGATTGCGCAATCGTATCTTTCAACACTTGTGCGGTGCGAGTGTAAACCTCAAATTTAAATTTCGGCTCATCCGAACAGGTGCGCAAGCCCCAAAAGCGAAAACCGTTATAATTGATACAGCAAGTGATCCCTTTTTCATTCAAGAAATTCACGTCTGTTGAACTGTCGTTAATATCAAAGTAAATCTCTTTGGTCACGCCGGAAACGCCGTTGATCGCCTTGTTAGAAATTGAGGTATGCCAACCTTGTTCTTTGTCTAAATAAGCACGCACTGCCGCCGCACGCACCACCGCATAATCGACTTCGTTTTGCAACGTGATCGGATTAAAAGAGATAAAATCGCCAAAAATCAACATCACTTCACGTTGTGAAAAATTCTTGCGGTAAGTAATGACTTCCTCTTTGGTTTTGCAACCGTAACAAGAGAGATACGCAAAGGCGTTCATCTTCGCCGCTAACGCTGCCAATTCAACCGCAACTTCTTTGGTGTCGTGCTTCGGCACGCACAAAATACGCGGTTTAATCCCATATTTAACCGATGCCGTAAGCAACGCCTTCATTCCGGTGTAATTGCCGTTTTCATCGGTGATACCGATAATATTGGCGTTCATCTCTGCCGTGTACTCTTCCGATTCACTGCTCTCATCACGTGCTGACTCGGCGACACGCACCACAATCACTTTACAATTCACGATATCGGCAATGCCGTCCAACGCGCGTGCTAAAGTGCCTTTTTTACCGGCTTTAGCGATATAAGCCTGCGGATTGGTCAACAACACCGCCTTATTCAAAGGGAATGTTTCTTCATCTGCGTCACTTGCTGTCGCAACCAAACCGATAATCGCGGTTGACACTGTTTGAATACTGCGCACGCCCTCTGTGATTTCATTGACTCTGACACCGTGCAAATACTCTTCTGACATTCTCTGCTCCTTAAGCAAAACCAAACTTAACGCTTATTGTGTAACGAGGTATGCGCAAACGCTATCAATGCCAAATGTGATTAAACACCTCACAACCGCCAATCATCGACGCTTAAGCACACTAAAACAAAAAAGGCGACCACAAGATCGCCTTAAACAATAAATTAAATCACCCCAAAATCCTCTGGATACTGTCGCCGTTTTAACTCGCTTTCATACGCCGTCTGACAATGTTTCGGATCGCGAAACAAGGCATTGACAAATTTAAACCAAAAACGCCAGCGTTTTTTCGGCTTGTCTGCCAACACCGCACGGCGGTAGCAACGGCTGGAAAAGGTTTCATCCGCTCCGCCACCTGTTAGGGCGTTGCAAAGTTGGTCAATCGCTATTAAAACGTGATAAGCCCAACGTTTAAATTTACTTTTCTGTTTGCTCATTTTTATAGTCCTCGTAGGTTTGCGACCAGCCAATTGACCAATCGTATTCAAGCGGGTTTTTCGGCTTGTTCGAGTAAAATTTTGTGCATATAGGCATTCTCAAACATCCCCTCTTTCAGCTTCGCTGCTGCATTCCACACCGCCCTGAACTTGTCAAAATCCAACGGCTGCGCTGTGTTGTCCGCACAAATCAGTGTAAAAATACGTGGCTCACCGTTGGCTTCTTGTGTGCCGTTTAAGTCAAAATCGGCTTTGATTTCGACCAGTGTGGCACGCCCTTTTTCGTCTGTATCGACCCATTTGCCAATCTCCGGCACATACACACCGCCGTTTACACACGCATCGCGTTTGGCGTTGATTTGCGTGCGGATTTGGTTTCGTTGTTGGGCAAGCAACTCCGCCTCACCTTCACTGGAAAGCGCCCACGCTGTACCATTCCAGCAGTGAAACTCACTCGGCGCGTTCGGAATTAAAATCGGATTGCCGTCACTATCGGCAGCACGTGCACCGTTGCTGTTGATAATTTTGTTAAAATCATCCTCCGTTACTTTTACCATTTTCACGACATCAATATCACTATAATTATCAATTAATTCAGCCGGATAAAAATTTAAGGTTTTACTGTCAAAATAATAATCCATCTCACACCCCATCAGTTACCGATCGCAAACAGACTAACAGATCCCGACCCATCTATTCCGTATACATCAACGCCAGAATTATTCCAACTCCTTACACTCATTCTATCAGCCGTATTTACGTAAGCTAAATCGGTCACAAAGACGTGGAAACAAGAATTCGGAAATGGGATTGGGAAGCGATTATTTTTTATTTTATATTGGTCTGAACTGCCTTCAAACCATTGTAAAATCACGCCATTTGGCAACTTAATCCATCCGTTCTTACCGGTTTTACATTGATAATCTTTGTCTGTAATAGCCATTCCGCCTTTTTTCGGAATGTTAAAATAACCGTATGGTCGCGCACCGTTTTTCTCCGTAAAAATGCTTAAATTGTAATCTTTGCTATCGGGCTGCTGCTCAAATATAACTGTGCAGTCCGTGCCACCAAGATGTAACTGCGCATAATTGCCTGTTTGAGAAATTAATTTTAGGGCGCCATATTTTGCATCAAAGGCGTTATCGCTTAATGGTCTGTAAGTCTTACCGACATCTTCTTTTATAGCGAGCGTGCCTGACGCCTTCGGTAATGATAGTTTTGATATATTTCCACCATTTGTCCCATTGCGATATACAAGTGACCCAAATGACTTGCTGTCACTTTCCGGATTAACCTCAAGCACTAATAAATTACCCGCGCTATTAATACAATTAACAGCACTCCAATCACCCCGCCTTATAAAGATATCCCCAGTAACCGTGCCGCCACTTTTACTGACGCGAGTGTTAGCGTTGTCGTCAGCTGCTTTGGCTTTGTCATAGGCGGTTTTAACTGCTTTCGGCGTAGCTGCTTTATTTTCTGCCTCGCTGTCTATGCTGCTGTCCAACGTAACAATACCCGCTTGGCTGGTGCTGGCTTTGTCGATTTCGTGGCTGTGGCCACTTTCGTCCACCGCATTTTGACTGGTTGCGGTGATGGTTTTCGGTGTAAGTTGACCTCGAGTGGCAAAAATGACGCTGTCATCCACTTTAAGGGTAATCGCATCTGATGAGCTAACCAACAAGATCATTCTCACCACTTGTACTTTACCGCTGCCACTGGTTAATTCTGGTTTAAAGCTATCAGGGCAGTTGGCATAAGCCACAAGGCGATTTTGGTTATCAAAAATCCCCATCTCCCTAATCCAAAAGCCGCCCACATTTTCAGGGATAGTCAACTCAAAAATAATTTGCTTGTCGTTACGCGGATCAACGGAGATAGCACTAATATCGGCACGATGCACTTCACGCACCAAGCCTGTATTACGGCTATTTGGTGTGGTTGCCCTCCCGTTACCATCACCCACTGCCATTTGCGTGATTTGCAAAGGCTGTTTGCTTGCAATGGCACCGGCAATCACTTGCGTGCCGTAATCAGTTAAGACCGAATAATACTGTTTCGCCATAAAAATTCCTTGTTCGGATTAACGGGGATAAACGCTGATAATTTCGCCTGCGTTCTGTCCAATAAAAAAATTCAGTGTGCTTGTGGGTGAAATCGCAATCGCAAGGCTGGTTAAATGCCGCGACACCGGTTTCACATCATTAATCAATCGCACCAACTCGTTATAGGTTTGTTCGTTCAAGCCGGTTTCTGACACTTCAATGGTTAGGCTAAATGTGCCTGCCACGCCTTGCGGTTGGGTTTGAAACCACTCTTTTAATTCCGTTAAAAAGCCAAACGGCTCAATAATCCGCTTGAGCGCAACAATCGTTCCTTTTTGCCGATGGCTGGCGAACGCCGCTTTAATTGCCATTCTTTTTTGCGCTTCGCTCCAACGTTCCTCCCAGTAATCGACCGATAACGCCCACGCCAAAAAAGGCAACAACGCTTCAGGGCATTTGTCCGCATTCCACAAATCGCTATAATCAAAATTAACTGCCTCGGCAGCCGCACATATTTCAGCAGCTTGTCGCGCTAAACGGCTTGCACCAGATGGCAACAATGTCTGTTTGTTATTCATCAACAACCACCTCTAAATGCACCGCTTCGCAATAACCGGCTTGGTCGTGCGCCAATACGATATTTTCACTTGGCGCCAACACTTCAACACGCTGCACACCTTCAACGTGCAACACGGCGTGTAATGCAGAAATATTAATATCAATGCCCAATCTGGCTTTTCGTCCGACAAAATCGAGCAAGCGTTTTTCTGCCAACTGTTTAATCGGCTGCTGTTCCGGGCCACGTCGACAATAAAGTTTTGCGCTCACTTGATAACGATGTATTTGTGCCGATTGCACCGTCACCCGATCGGCAACCGGTCGCACATTATCATCATTTAATGCCTGTTTAACCTTTTCAATCAAACTGCTGTCCGCTTGACCGTCATTTGCCACCGACAACACCGACACCGTCACACAACAAGGCTGCGGACTGAACACATCCACATCTGCCACGCGCCCATCACAACTCAAGGCGTGATAACGATAGCCGGACTTCGCACCGGCAGTGCTGATACTGTCAAAAGCCAATTGCACCCGGTGACGCAACGCTTCATCGCTTTCTAAAATTTCCGCAATCGGCGGCTCAACACTGTTGTCCGCCTGCTGCACCACCAGACGAGCTACATTGTAATTGGCAGCAACCGCATCCAGATCCGCACCGGCGGCGTGTGCCAGCGACACCGACAGCGCGCCGTTGTTAATACGCTGTCTAAGCAATAATTCACGGTAGGCGTTTTCTTGCAATAACATCACCACCGGCTCGCTTTCCAATGCCAATCGAGTTTGCCACACCGCTTTTTGTGCTTCATCTTCAATTAAATTCAAAAATGCCGCCTTTCTCGCATTAAAAATCGCTTCAAAATTTAACGGCTCAATAAAATCCGGCTGCGGAATTTTTGATAAATCAACTAACTCCGACATTTAAACCTCTCTTAATACCAATGATGCAACCAGCGACTGTTGCGTGCCTTTCAACACTGCCCACAACTCTGCCACCACTTTGTTTTGCTCCACCCTCACCATAAAACGCTCAATATCAATACGTGGCTCCCATCGTCGCAGCGCACTGACACAAACCGCCGACAGCTGCAACAACAACGCCTGATTAACCGGCTTATCTATCAACTGATAAAGATAACTGCCGTAATCTCGCCGCTGCAATCTGGTGCCGATAGCAGTGATAACAATATCTCGTACTGACTGGCGAATATGCTCAACTTCGTCAATGATCATTGCGCCGTTTTCACTATTCATTGCGCTTTCCCTGTTGTGCCGCCGCTATCACCCGGATGCGTATGTTTCTGCAACGAAATACCGCCGGCGACCACATCGCTGCCGCTGGTGACACCGCCTTGAATATCCACATTTCCCTTAATCGAGGCATTACCGCCGCCGCTTTTGCCTGTCATTGATAAATTACCGCCAATCAGCACGTTTTGCGCCACTTCCAAATCCTGCGTACATTTCACCACCGGCGTTTCCAGCGTCACACTGGTGCTTGCGCTGATTTTTGCGGTGGCAACACCGCTCACCGTTAAAGCGTGTGTTTTTTGGTTGTAAACAACACTCGCACCATCAGCGAACACGATCACATGTTCATCAGGGCTTACGCTGGGCGTATCAAAAGCCAAGCTATAGACGCCGGCGAGCAACGTTGCCGTCGTTAAATCACCGCCTTCCGCCAAAATCAAACATTGTTCACCCACCGTCACCGGTGAACAACTTCTGGTTGTTCCGGCGCGAAAAGTCAAAAACGGCAACCAATCCGTTAAAATATTGCCTGATTTTGCTCTTGCACGTCGTTTAGCACAATCCACTTCGGCAATCACGCCATAGCGGATCAGGTTTTCAATTCTGCGGTTATTTTCTGCGGACATAACGCTCCATTACAGCTTAATGAATAGCGTCATTGTTAGAAAATTTAGCTGGAGAGGGTAGCAGTTTGCGATGTGGATTTGAGGATAACAAAAAAGCAAGCGAGGCTTGCTTTTTGATAATAATTAAATTGCTCTTAACGTATCAATAATTTGTGGTTGTTGCTCAATGATGTTCAGCAATTTTAACGCCGGACCATTCGGCACACGGCGAGAAGTTTCCCAAGATTGCACTAATGCAGTACTTACGCCTAATAAATCCGCAAATTCATTTTGCTTTAAATGCGTGTTGGCGCGGATTTTTTTCACATCAGGAATGCGGAATGTGGTTACAGTATGAGGAGCAGATTGCATTTCACCTTTTTCAATAGCAACCATTTGTTCAGCACTTTTAACTAAACGATCAAATAATTTTTTATCCATTTTTAATCTCCTTTTAATTGATCAACAATTGCTTTTAAAATCGCTTTTTCTGCGGCATTCATATTATCTTTTTCACTCTTTGGATACATCATCATTGACATCCTCCCCGCCCTAAAGGACGGGGATTCCTACTAGTGCCAATTGGCAAGCAATGGGCTACTCTCGGTGGGTTCTTGTTGCTGACCTCTCAATGAAGTTCACTTCACAAGCTCTACGGGCATGTCCTGCCCTAACATTTTATTACGCGTGGACGATAGCTCGCCCACGCCCCAATACATTTAACGCTCCAACCACATCGGCATTTTCTGTGTAGCCACATTCTACGCATTCAAAATTCGCCTGCGTTTGTCGGTTTTCTTTGGCGATGTGACTACAACAAGGGCAAGTTCGACTGGTATTTTGCGCTGGCACTGCCACTAAAAATCCGCCTCGCCATTGCGTTTTGTAGCTCAACTGACGGCGAAACTCAAACCACGATTGGTCGAGTATCGAACGGTTTAAACCTGATTTCTGTTTCACGTTTTTACCGTGAGCTTCCACCGTGCCTTTCGCTGACTTTGACATATTTGATACCTGCAAATCTTCAATATAGATCATAGCGTGGTTTTTGCTGATTTGCGTTGAGATTTTATGCAAGAAGTCTTTGCGACAGTTAGCGATTTTGTGGTGCAATTTAGCGATTTTCGCCTTTAATTTCTGCCAATTTTGGCTAAATTTTACTTTATTTTTAAGCCTCTTTTGCAGTTTAGCCAATTTTCCTTTGTAAGTTTTAAAGGCGTTAATCGGTTCAAAATATTCACCATTTGACAATGTTGCAAAACGTGCAATGCCCATATCTATGCCGATTTCTCCGCCTTTATGCGTTGGAATTTCATATTCAAATTCAGTTTGAATACTGACAAAATAGTGACCGCACTTTTGGCTGACGGTAACATTTTTGATTTCACCAACGATATCTCGGCTGTTGCGATAGCGAACCCAGCCGATTTTTGGTAGCCAAATGCGGCTATTTTGTTGCTCTAATTTGCAACCTTGCGGAAAGCGAAAACGCTCTTTTAAACCTTTTTTCTTAAATTTTGGGAAGTCTGCTCGCTGTTGAAAGAAATTTTTAAACGCACTTTCTAAGTCTTTTAACGACTGTTGCAAAACTTGCGAATGACATTCTTTTAGCCAAACTAATTCTTTTTTCCATTGTGGAAGCAAGTTGGCGATTTTGCTGTAGCTGAATTTGTGTTTATTATCTTGTTGATATTGCTCATTTTGCCACGCCAACGCCCGATTAAACACAAAACGACAACAGCCACAAAATTGCTTGATTTTGCGACTTTGTTCACCGTTGGGCATTATCTCGAACTTAAAAGCTTTGCGTAGTTGCATTGACAAGGTTTAGAATGTAAGTTTTCAACATTTTTACACTTGGTCTATGCAAAAAGAAAATGATTAGGAAGAAAAACTATCCAAATATCCGCAAAAAACTTGGGGCAATCAGCTTTGGTCGTCGTCTTATTTTGCTGGTGGTTGCGGTGGTGCCACAATTTCAATTATTCGCCAATACATCGAGCAACAACAAACACTTGATTAGTTAGGTTTGAAACGGCTTACGCCGTTTATGCCTTATATCTCCGCCCTGAAGGACGGAGTTTTACGGCACATAAGCTGATAAATATAACTTTCCTTTAGCTGTGAGCGAGTAATAGATAATTCTTACACCGCCACTTTTACCTTTATTGTTACCTGATAATTTCCACCTGATCTTTTGGCAACCACCGGTATGCTGAATAAAATCACCTAAATGAAAGTTATCTAACATATAGGCTTGAAATGCCTGATATTCCTCGTCAGAAAGCAAGGCTTTTCTATCTTCTTCAAAAATCGGCGTTTCGATAAAGGTAATAAATTTATCTGTATTCATATTTATCTCCTATAAATATATCGTAATTTGTACCCTGTACAATGTCAAGCGAGAAATAAAAGGGCTTTCGCCATTAACCTCTGCCGACTAAACGGCTGCGTGCTCTCGCCTGCTGTTGTTGCTGCACCTTCTCAAGTTCTTGCCGCACTGCTTTAGCGATAGCATTAGCATCACCGCCCTGTGTATTGATATTAATGGATACCGTCATCGGTACCGCTTGCGCAGTCTGCTGCGTTGGTTGCACTGTCGCAATCGTCGGTCTGGCTTCAACGCTAATCGGCTGCGCCATTGCCACACTGCTTGCCAACCCTGCCGCTATCATTCCGGCTTTTGCTGTTTTCGCACTGTGCAAACTGGACAAAAACCCCACGCCCAATCGTGACGTTGCCGCTTTGCTAAACACAAACTCGCCACGGTGTACAATGCCGGCAGGATCATATTTACCGCCGTTGCCGGTGTAGCCGCCGGTGGCGCGTCCCGGTAAATCAGACAAGGCGACTTGTTGCTTTAACACATCTCGTCCTGCCGTATCCATTAATATATTGGCACCACCGTGGAATTGTCGCACACCTTTTTGTAGCTCTTCTTGTTTCGCTTTTCGTTGAATTTCATTAATCTTTGTTTCTGCTTCCGTTGAAAAACCTAATTTTTCTTTGATCCAATCAACTTTTTCTTTAATGAAATTGGTAACGGCTTTAAATTTATCTTCAATTCCTTTCTTCAAAGAAGCAATCATATCCTCGCCAAACTTTAAAAAATCACTCGACAAATCTGAAAACCATTTTTTCACTTCATCAAATTTAACTTTTACTTGATCCCAGATTTCTTTAAACCATTTTGACAACGGCTCCCAATTTTTATAAATGAGATAAGCCACGCCAGCAAGTGCCACTACTACAGCTGCAATAGCAAGAATAATAGGATTAGCCATTGCTAATAAAGAAATCGCCCTAATTAATCCTAAAAATTTTCCACCCAATGAAAGCACTATTCCTCCGACTTTGAGAAATCCCAACCCCATTCTTGCTAATGGATAGAGTATAAAACTAGAAGCAATACTCAACGCACCGATTACTGTAGCAGCACTCGCTAAAATCGCCATCCACCTAATAATTTTTGAAGTAAGTTCCGGATTTGCTTTAATCCATTCATTCACCGTTCTTAACCAACTGGTTGCGGTTTGCGTAAGTTCTCGCAATGCGTTTGATTGTCCATCAAAAATAGTTATTCCCAATGCTTCGCGAGCGGAATCAAGCCCTTTTAAATCCCCCATTAGGTTATCTGACATTGTTTCCGCTACTTTCTGTGCTGTACCGTTAGCTTCTTTTAATTTTTTATCAAATTCTCTGATATTCTTTTCGCCTGCCTGCTTAATTAATTCAGCGGCGGCTGTTGCCGCTTCCTCGCCAAAAATATCTTTTAAAATAGCAAGCTGATCAGCACTTCCCATTTTCTTAGTTTTTTTCGCAATATCAGCCAATATATCCGGCAAAGCTCGCAAATTTCCTTTTGCATCTTTTGTCTTGACGCTCAATTTATTGAGTTGTTTAGTCGCAGCTTTTGTTGGTCCCGATAATCTATTCAGCATAGCTCTCAACGCTGTACCGGATTGCGATCCTTTTATCCCTACATTTCCCAACAATCCCACCATTGCCGCCATACTTTCAAAACTTTGCCCTGTTTTGGCAGCGAGAGGTCCAACATATTTCATTGATTCACCCAGCATCTCAAGGTTTACATTGGAGCTGGTAAACGTTAAGGTTAATACATCTGCAATATGGTTCATCTCTTCGGCTTTTTTACCGAAACCGCTTAGAATATCCGAACTAATATCCGATACTCGCCCCATATCCATATCTGCCGCTTTTGTCATATTAAGGATAGCCGGCATCGATTGCGTAATCTGTTCTTGATTAAACCCTGCCATCGCTAAATAACTTTGACCTGCTGCGACATCCGTTGAAGTAAACGATGTCGTTGCCCCTAAATTAATCGCCTGATCTCTTAATGCTTTGATTTTTGCTGCATCTACAGCATTGTTTTTATCTAATCTGGTTAATGCCTGCACCTTTGAAAATGCTTGCTCAAATTCAACCGCCGGCTTCATCATCGCAGCGCCAGTACCTAATACAGCACCGCCCATAACTATTGAGTGTTGTCCGAATTCTTTTGTTTTATCACTCGTATTTTTTAAAGCTTCTACTCGTTGTTGATATTTCTGCTGTGCGGCTTTGGTTTTATTTAATCGTTCTAATGCTTTTTTCTGTTTATCGATTTCTTTGGTTGCTTGGCTGATTTTGTTTTTTGTGATGAGTTCTTCTGTTCCTAATCTCTTAACATTGACTCCGCTTTCTTTCAGCTTTTGTTGTAAACGACGTAATTCTACTAATTGCAATGCTTTTTCATGGCGACTGGCTTTTAATGCGGATTTTTCGGCATTAATGGCTTGTTTGCTGGCACCCAATGCATTTTTTTGTTTTTGTAACTGCTCCTCCATTCTAAAAATGGTGTGATTGGCTTTCATCACTTGTGCATTAAGCACAGAAAACTCATTACTATTGCTTTTCCCTGCACTACGCAAGGCATTTTGTGCATTAATCAGTTGCTGTAATTCTCGTTTCTTATCTTTAATATTGACAATTAAGTTATCTCGACCACTTTTAAGTTTTTCGTGTTTTCCTTGCAAAGAGGCGATTTTTTCACTGTATTTCTGAATGCTTTTTGTACTGTTATCAATATTAGCTTTAAGCCGTTGGAAACCATTAATTTGTCCTTGAACTTTTTCTAAAGATTTTAGGCTATCTTTACTTTCTTTAAGTGCAGTTGCTAATTTCTGACTGGCTTTTTCAGCACTTTTAAACGGTGCCGTAATTTTATCTACTGCATTTAATAAAATAGTTAAATTGAGCTTGCTCATAGTTTTACCCTGTTTTGGTTGACATTATTAATATTGATATCAATAATGTGATAAAAACAATTAAGGAGAAATTGAATTATGTTTAGCATCTTATTAATTTTCTTCTGTGTACTTATAGTTATTTTCGGTGTCGTTTTTGTGCCGCTTGGTCTTTTATTCGGTATGGTTTTAGGCACGAAAGATCAATATGAATTTGCTGTAACACGTAAAGAAAAAGTCCAAGCGTTATTAACCCCTTTAATGCTTGCCTCGCCTTTTATTTATTACAATTTTATTAATAACTCTTTATGGCAAGCTGCATTATCTCTATTGTTTATCCCTATCGTCACTGAAGCTATTTTCACTCATATTGAAAAGTAATCATTATGTTATTAATACTGTTATATTTAATCGGCTTCTTCATCGCTTTGCCGTTTATCTTAATCGCTTTTGCTTTCGATATATTTTTGCGGTTATTACCCACTTTTATTGCTGTTTATGTCATTTTTCTTGCAATCGGCATTTTCGCGTTGCCATTAAAACCAATAATGAATAAATACGCAAAACAGCTAAATACCATCGGCAAAATCACCGGTTTCGTGTTATTTGGTCCATTAATTCTGTTATTAATCGGCACGGTGTTGTCTCTGCCTTTTGTTTTGATTTATTCTTTATCTGATAATCCTATCCAATCTTTAGTAATAACTTTTGCGATAATCTTGGTTGTTATTTTGGTTAATATCGTAAACAGTAGATTAAAGAGATAACTGCTCAATAACCAACTCCTCAATCAATGCCCTATCCTCATCACTAAAGCCCAACAATTCACGTTGCGGCAAAGTTACACGCTTTCGGCGTTTGCCCATCGTGACCGCTTTGCCGTATTGATGCACTTCGGCAATGGTTGACGCACGTCCGCCAAAACCAACCGTCACTTCGTTGCTGCTGCTTTGCACTTTTAGGCATAGTAGACAAAAGTGTTGGTTTTTCTGCAAACTATGCCTCTAATGGACAAAAGTGTTGGTTTTAATTATTTCCCCTAATTATTACCAACTCTTTTTATTTAAAAAATCCTTTATAAACATAATCTTATGCTTTTTCGTTAATCCGTTATGAATAGATAATTTTTGCTTCAGTTCTTTAAATAACCCTTCCAACCGATTCGTTGTTTTTTCTATATTCAAGTGTGTATATTCTTCAAAGGTGAATAAATATTTCATATAGTATTTTAAACTAGCATAAGCCCCTCTTACATTACGATGTTTATAAGGAAAATAGCCTTTCTCATTGGGACATTCAGCGCGTTCATCTAAAAATTCTTTATGTTTTAAATACCATTGATGTAATCTCAAATAAAATTCATTTTTATGGCTTTCTTTTAATGTTTTAACAATAATTTTTAATTCTTTACCCGCTTGTGATTGATGTTTTTTTCTTAATTTTCTCATTACAATTGCAACCATATGAAAATGGCACATTTGGATTGGGGTATTAAATAAAATCCTTTAACAGTCCTCTACGTCCATCATTTGTAATGGATTGAATTCTATAGCCTTTTTCGCGAAGTATGTTCAAGGCGAGCTTATAATAGAGGTCTTTTTCTGTTTTTACGACACGATGATAAACGACTTTTTTAGATAAGGTATCCATTAAAACTAATATACCAAAGTCACGACCAAAGAAAGTCACGTCTGCAATAATATTTAGATAGGTTTGTTGTAAAGGAGTTAATTTAGCTTTAGGGGATTTTTCAATATAACGCTGAATAGTTCTAATGGAACAGTGATATTTTTCGGCTAATTGTTTATAGGTTTGTTTTCCTATTGTGTAATCAGTCCAAATATCTATTGGATTTAATTTATTTGTGGAAGAAAAGGTTTTATGACAGGATGAACAAAAGTATCTCTGAATATTATTTTTCTTTCCATACTTTTGGATATTGTTCTTAAGGCAAAAAGGACAGTTTTTTGTTCATATTTCAAAAAGTGGGCTTAAAGCCTTGTACTATAAGGCTTGAGCCCACTTTTTACCAACACTTTTGTCTACTATGCCCACTTTTAAAAATCGTGCGGTTTTGAGCTTCACAAACATCGCTCGGCGGCGAATACGCCCCTTTTTGCGGCGGATTTTTTGCGGTTTGCGCGGCTCGTAACGGCTGCCGTCCGGATTTTGTTGTGCTGTAATGCGGCGGCGTTGCGAAACCAATAATGCACGGCCAAGGTTACGACTTAACGCCTGCCGTTTAGACGCTGACAAATTGGCAATCAGTGCGCTAAACTTCGCCTCCAACTGTTCTATATCGCCCACGCTGCCTCCGCTTCGGCTTCAGTGATTTTCATTTTAAATTCATCTCGCAAATAGACGGCTATTTCACGTCCGTTAACATCTTGCTGCGGTTCCGGCAGATACGTGACTGCCATTTGTTGCGCTTGACGCTCCACTTTAACACGCTCGGTCAGGCGTAACGTAATCGAAAAATCTTGCGTGTCGTTATTAATGTAATCACACTCAAAGCGGATGCCGTCCGCTCGCCGATCCGGGTTATCAAACAGCTCATTTTGATTAATGCGCAAATATGCCAACAACGGCACAATCACACTTGCCATATCCTGATCAAAATCGGTGATAATCACATTCAGTTTATAGCGGTATTCAAAACTTAACGAACGGGCATTGGTTGCCACCACTTGCCCTTCGTCAATAAAAAGCTGTAAGCGTTCCGGATTATTCCGTAAATAAGGCAGGGTTCGCTCCAGCAAGGCTCTAATCTGTTTTGGTTTTTTCATCGTCTAACATTCCGCTGCCGTTGTTCATAAATCGTTTGGCATTCAATACAACGTGTCACACCCTGTAACTTTCTTCTATTTTCAGGGATAGGCTCTTCACAATCGATACAGTGCGTGAAACTTTGCTGCGGTTGCTGCTGTTGTCGCCGCTTAATTTGTGCGTCACGTTCCATTTGCGCGAGTTCATTCGCGCGGTCAATTTGATCCATTAATACAATCCTTTAAAATCCGGTTTTCAATTTTGCAAAGTTCAATCGTATTTAACGCCTCTGCCAATGTGGCCACTAAATCGCCGTTAGTCTTGATATCGACAAGCGGCGTGCGGCATTGATGGCTTTGTGGGCAAATCAGGCGTTCAGTCGTTGCTTTTGGCGGTGTTGAGCAAGCGACTAATGTCGCTAGGCACAAGCTGATCACGCCAGCTTTTATGATTTTCATCCTGCAATACCTCGTTAATGCGTTGTTTTTGTTTCGTCGCTTGTTGCTGCTGTTGCTCAAGCAGCGTCAATAGCTGTTGTTGTTGCTGTTTAAAGGTGATGAGTTGTTGTTCCGTTTGTTGAAGCTGCTGCTGGAGTGCAGCGATCTGTTTTTGCTGTCGCTCCGCTTTACTCATAAAATATTGGCTTGTTGCTATCAGTGCCGCAATCCCGATTAAAACGACAACATCAGTGATCATTTTTAGCTTAGACATAACGCTCGCTCCTGCGCTCTTCGCTTGATTAAGCCTGTTGAGGGCTGACCAGCAAAGTAGACCCAACGGCTGAATTGGTCGCACATTGCGGGCGTGTAGCCTTGGCGGGCCATCTTAAATAGCGTTGAATTTTGCAGCTTTACGCAGCCAATGTTAAAGGTAATAGAGGTAAGTGCATCAAACGCCCCTTGGGGCATATTGCCACCGTTGGCGTAACGGTTGACGCACCGCTCGGCAATCTTGATGTCGTTCACCCAACGCCCGGCAATCTCTTGCAAGCTGTATTGTCGCCGTTCAATCGCGTGCCCACCGGCAGCAGTTGAGCCGATACCGACCGTTAGCACATCATTCGGGCATTGGTAAGGTTGTTGCACACACCCTTCCGCATTGCCGATAAGCGCCAACCCGTTTGGTGAGGTGCGGATTTCATTGCCAAATTGATTGACAACAATTGCAAGCACTGCACCCACACTGCAGTATTTAATCGATTTAATCGCCTTCTTCATCGTTATCATTCTGCTGCTTCCTTTTCAGTTTGAGCTCTTCATTTTTGAAATACCAATTAACCAAAAAAGTGGCGACACCCAACCCAATTCCGATGAGTGACGCCCATTCATTAATGCTTAAACCGCTAAAAAAAGAGATAACCGCCCCCCAATAAGCATAAGTCGTTGAATCTTTCATACCTAATCCCATAAATTAATGCCGGCAATCTGCGGTCTGGCTTGACTATCATCCAATTTTAAATAAACCGGTGTGCCCATCGGCAAGATTGCCATTGCGGTTAAATGCGGATTGATCGCCAAAGTCGCCTCAAGCAAACCGCTGCTTCTGCCGAAATAACGATAAATCACGCTGTCCAAGCTGTCGCCTTGCTGTGCGGTAACGGTGATGACACTCTGTTTCACACTCATAACAATGCCGCCGTAATTTTTCGTTTACCCAACAAGGTGCGTACCGAAAAACGTGCATCTCGCCGCAAATCGTCAACGCTCTGATCTAAAATCGCCATCCGTTTTTCACCGTCATTGGTGAGATCATAACTGGCGTAACGTTCATATAGGCTGGCTGCGGTTAAGCAGTAGACTGCATTCAAATAGTGATAGCGTTGATGCTGATTCAGCTCCTCTGTGCTGGCTTGGCTTAGTGCGGCAAGCTCATCATTAATTTGATAAATCGCTGCCAAACACGCCTGTTTTAAACGCTCCGTTGTGATGTTGCTGTCTATACGCATTGCCAAACGCAACGCCTTTAAATCAACTGCCGGGAAAAAACGATCCGGACAAATCGCATTGCTGTTAAGGCTTTGCTTGCTCTGTTTGTTCAGCGCTGTTTCTGTCGGCGAAAATGAGATGTTTAAATCTGCCATTAGCTTTCCTATTCACAAAACAAGGTGAGGAGGGAGAAAGTGTTCACGACTGAACACCGCCCTCCGCCTTGTGCTTGCGTGCTGTGCTCTGTTTCCGCTTGGCTGTTGTCTTTCTTGGCTTTTTCACTGCTTCCACCTCAACTTCCGACTTGGCATTGTCTTGCTGCTTGTTCAGCTTGCGCAACACGGTTTTAAGCCCGATACGAGGGTTTAATAACAGCGCGGCGGCAATCGTCTTTTTTGCCGCTTCCGGTGCTGTTTTCAGCTGCATTAACCCTAGCTCTTTCAGTAATCTTGCACGGCTTTGATCCGGCATATCCTGATCGGCTGTCATTTGTGCCGCACGTTGCAAAATAGCAATATCAAACGCTTGCCCGGTTGCGGTGGCACGCATTGCGCTGTCGGCAATCTCTTCCGCTATTGCTGTTGCTGTGGTGCGCACAAAGCCTTCCGGCAACACTAAGCTATGTCGCAACGCATACTCGCCAATCCTCAACGCCAGCTCAAAATTCTCAATATCAATCGCCCAAATCAACCAGTTCATCAACACATCATCCTGCCGCCCGTTGCCGTTGGTTAACACCCCCTCCAGCCAGCTTTGATAATCAGGGAAAATCTGTTGTTTATAGCGGTTTTTGTGCGCTCTCGATTGGATATTTTTTAAATCTTTTTTATGGCGTGCGAGCAGATAAAGCATTTTGTCGTATTCTGCCAACACCGCAGTGGATAACTCATTTTGATTCAACTGCGTGGCAACATACTGCATATGGCGTTCCGCCGGGCTTAATCTGCTCATTTTTTACCACTATTAATGTTCGCTTGTGTCGGCAACCGCTTTGTCTTCAAACACGATATTTTCAATCAATGCCGCACAATCATAATTTTCCACAATGAAATCAATATTTTTACTGATAAAGTCTTCAATGCGGTTGCGTTTCGGATTGTTGATAATGGCACGACGCAAAGAGCCCTCTTGCAAGTAAATGGAGAGATTATCGAGTCGTGTAATCAACATTGAATTCGCCGGGAAATACGGCACACGGATCGCTTTCAAACCGCCAATCTGTTTTTGCGACAAAATCACCTGCCCTGCCAATTCTTCGGTAGGCTGGTTGGTTTTGTTGATCATTTGGAAATATTTATCCGCCAAGATATTGCGTCCGCAAATCACCACCAACTCGGTGTCGTCAGCATACTCTTCCGCAATAATCTTATTGGTGGCATCAAACACCAAAGCATCAAGGTTTTCATAGCCTTTTGCGTCTTCGCCCGTGCCTTGCCCTTTACCGACTTTGATTTTGTTTTCGCTGTTTTTGCCGTCCATTACTTTTAACGGTGCTTCTTCACGGATTTTCTGTAAAAAGCCTTTTTTCACATCTTGCAATAATTTATTGCGACTTAAATCAGAGTTTTCGCTTCTTGAAGTGCCGTTAAAGCCCATCATAATTAAATTTAAGCCGATGGTTTTTTGTGTCTGTTTTGCCAATCGAGTTTGGAAATCCGGGAATTTTGCCCACTGGTCTAATAATTGATAGCTAATGTGCGTATCAAAATTGACGCTTTCGCAATGATATTTACGGCTGTCTAACTGGCTGATACTTTTCGTTTCACGCTCTTTGCCGTCCGTGTCGGTGGTGCTGGCAATCGCATTCGCCACCGACAACCCAATACGCTCACCGATTTGATTGGTGACAGAAATCACGTTAATGCGCTGGAGAAAATCAGAACTTAAAGTGATTTTATCAACCAATTTCTGTTCGGCGGTCGGTTCGACACTAAACCCCTCTTTCACGTCCTCTGCCGCAACGTTGTTTAATTGCGCAATACGATCGACATAACCGGTAAATAATTTTTTGGTGTTGTTTCTCATCATTAATCCTTCATTTTTAACAATCGGTGAGTTGAATTTGATTCTCGCTGCCGCTGATTTCCGGCAAATTGAATTCTTGTTTCGGTGTTTCGCTTAATGCGGCAAACTGCGCTTTTAATGCTTCCATCTCATCATAAAGCGCTGCCAGTTTGGTGAGGTCCACTTGTTCGCTGAACGCCGCAAAGGCAGCGCTTAACTGATTAAGCTGTTCACTGACCTGTTGACGGAAAACCTGTTCCGGCTCATCATCAGCAACGGCATTTTCGGCTGTTTTGTCTGACGCAACACCAAACTCGGCCGCATTTGCTTCATTTCGGGCTTCACTCTGAGCTTCATTCTGGTGAGAAAATAGCGCCTTTAACTTGGCAAACAAACCTTGAATATCACCTTGTGTCGCTAACGCCTGACCATCTTCAAAGCACAAAGCGGTATCAATCGCAGCGGTAAATAAATTATTCGGATGCTGTTTGCGGTGCGCTAACGGATTCTGTTTCGCTGTGGCTGAAAATGCCAACATCTCTGTGCCAAGTGATGCCGGATCATCCGTCACCGCTAACCCGACCAAATAAGCGGAATGCAAGTCTGCAAAATCAGGGTTTACCTCTATTGAGGTGTAAATTTTTTGTTTTGCCTGCACCATTGCCACCAAATCATCGGTCGGCGCAATCTGCGCCAATAAACGTAACTTGCCGTCACGCTCTTCGGTGGTTAATGCCAACACATCCCCCAACCGCTTAAAATCCCCATCAGGAAGAATCCCTTTAAAATGCTCGAGGTTGACGCGTGCGCCATAGACGCTCGGATCATAGTTAGCTGCCATCTCTTCAATCCAACGCCGCTCAATCGTGCGACCATCGGCAGTCGCGCCTTCTGTGGCAACAACAAACCATTTTGATGTTTTCATTTTGTCCTCCTCTTAAAATCTTGCTGCCATCTTGCGTTCTAATAGCGCACAACTCAAACGCTTGCGGTTGTGATTTAGGTTTTAACCTTTAGCGGCAGCATTTTTTTGCTAAATTTTTACGGATAATCTACAGAATGGAAAAGCAAGAAAAACAGACCATACCTTATTCGGTATCAGACAAAACACAGGCAAAAATAATGTATTTCGCAGGTTATCGGCTTGCGGATATTGCTGCTTTTTTAAATTTACCGCACTCTACCGTCAGCAGCTGGCGCGACCGGGAAAATTGGGATGGCATTGCGCCTGTCGGCAGGATTGAAGCCTCTTTAGAGGCAAGATTGTGTCTGCTTATCGCGAAAGAAGACAAAAGCGGCGCAGATTTTAAGGAAATTGACCTGTTACATCGTCAACTGGAGCGTTCGGCAAGAATTAAAAAATACAGCAACGGCGGAGGCAATGAGATTGATCTCAATCCAAATTTAGAAAAACGCTATCCGAAAGAACGCAAAAAACGGGTTAAGAATGCGATCAGTGAAAGCCAACAACAAGCGCTTATCGATAATTTCTACAAAATAATGTTCGGTTATCAACAGCAATGGTTTCAAGCAGGGCAACAATATCGCATTCGCAATATTTTAAAAAGCCGCCAAATCGGCGCAACCTACTATTTTGCACTTGAAGCCTTGATTGATGCGCTACAAACCGGCAGAAATCAAATTTTTCTCTCTGCCAGTAAAAAGCAAGCAATGCAATTTCGCAGTTATATTTGTGATTTTGCCAGCAAAACAGCGGAAGTGGATTTAAAAGGCGAAACCATTAAATTTCCAAATCAGGCGGAGTTAATCTTTTTAGGCACCAACTCAAAAACCGCGCAATCTTATCACGGCAATTTATATTTCGATGAAATTTTCTGGGTGAATAAGTTTGATGAAATGCGCAAAGTCGCCTCCGGTATGGCATCACAAAAGCAATATCGGCAAACTTACATCTCCACACCGTCATCTATGTCACATTCCGCTTATCCGTTTTGGTCAGGGCAACTGTTTAACCGTGGCAGACCGGCAGATCAGCGACAGGAGTTCGACATCTCTCACGCCTATTTGCAACCCGGTCGCTTGATGCCGGACGGTCAGTGGCGTCAGATTGTCACCATTTACGATGCAATGGCGCAAGGCTGCAATCTGTTTGATGTTGATGCACTTAAATTGGAATATTCGGTGGAAGAGTTTGAGCAGCTTTTTTTATGTCAATTTATTGATGATAACAGCAGCGTCTTTAAATTTATCGACCTGCAAAAATGCGGTGTTGACTCATTAGAAGTCTGGTCTGATTTTAATCCGCTGGCAAAACGTCCCTTTGCTGATAATCCGGTTTGGATCGGCTATGACCCGGCACATACCGGCGACCGTGCCGCATTGGCAGTAGTGGCACCACCGGCGGTTGAGGGCGGGAAATATCGCCTGCTGCACTACAAAACCGTCCACGGGATGGATTTTGAACAACAAGCCGGCTTAATCAAGGATTATTTGCAAATCTACAACGTGCAAAAAATCACAATAGACCGCACCGGATTGGGAGAGGGCGTTTATCAGTTGGTGCGTAAGTTTTACCCTTTGACACGTGGGCTGACGTATAACGTGGATTTGAAAAATGAGATGGTGCTTAAAACACTTAACATCATCGGTAAGCGCCGCCTTGAATTTGACAGCGGCGACAAAGAAGTTATCAACAGCTTTATGACCATTAAAAAACAGACCACGCGAACAGGGCAGAAAATTACCTATATTTCCGACCGTTCAAAAGAGGCAAGTCACGGTGATATCGCTTGGGCAATTATGCACTGCCTGATGAATGAAAGCTATCATTCCGGCGCAGACACAAAAATCAAAATGATCACTTTTTCTTAGGAGTTTTTATGCAAAAATTAAACCTTTTCAGTTTTGGCGAGCCGGTGCCGTTTTTAGACAAATCTGAAATAATGGAATATTTGGAAAGTGCGATGATGTTTGAGAAATATTACTCGCCGCCAATAGACTTTAACGGTTTAGCGAAAGCCTTTTATTCAACGTCTTACCATTCAACGGCAATCAATGTTAAGAAAAATATTCTGTTAAGCACTGTGGAAACCTCCGGCTTAATCAGCCGCTTAGATTTGGAACGCATCGTGTTGGATTTTTTAATCTTCGGCAACGCCTATCTGTTTGTTAATGAAAATAAATTAAATAAACCCATCAAAGTAAAAGCATTATTAGCCAAACACATTAGACGAGGCAGAGAAAAAGGGCAGTTTTTTCAGGTGGCAAATTGGTTAAATGAGATTGAGCTGCCTAAAGATCAGGTTTTGCACTTAATGCAGCCCGATTTCAACCAAGAAATTTACGGCTTGCCGGAATATATTTCCGCCTTGCAATCCTCATTTTTAAATGAAGCTGCGACCCTGTTTCGCCGTAAATATTACATCAACGGCGCGCACGCCGGCTCGATTATTTATATGACCGATCCGATGCAAGATGAAGAAAGCATTAATAACATTCAAGAACAAATCAAAGCCGCTAAAGGCAAAGGCAATTTTAAAAACCTGTTTATTTATGCGCCGAACGGCAAGGAAACCGGTTTAAAAGTGATTCCGCTTTCCGATGTGACGGCAAAAGATGAATTCTTGAACATTAAAAACACCAGCCGTGATGACATCTTGGCAGCGCACCGTGTTCCGCCGCAACTGCTCGGTATTATTCCAAACAACACCGGCGGCTTTGGCGATGTGGAAAAAGCCGGACGCGTCTTTTTCATCAATGAAATTGAACCTCTACACCAAAAATTGGCAGAAATTAACACTTTTTTTGCTGAACGTTACGGCGTTAAACAGGCACTGATTCGCTTTAAACCTTATCGACTGCTCGATAGCGAAAAGTAGCGATAATCCTATTCATTGCATCAGCAAATCAATCACCAGCCGGTAAAAGCCGACAATAGGCAATAGGCAATAGGCAATAGGCAATAGGCAATAGGCAATAGGCAATAGGCAAATTGATAATAATACACCAATGATCAAAACCTAGTTTTTAATATTTAAAACTAGGTTTTTCTATTTACAACCACGTAAAATAAGGCTAATAGCACTTTTATCACTTAATAGAAAATGGAAAGCCGCCCATACCTACATTGACATTCTCTCTACCCTTCAAGACAAGGAATATCAAATCTCCGCCTTGAAAAGCAAAGTTTTACAACACTGAATTGTAAAAACGCCATTCGTTGCCTATAGTTTATACCTCACATCTGAAGGGTGAAAACTTACACTCTCTAAAGGGCGAAATTTTACAGCACGGTTTTGATAAAAAAATGCGTTCTATTGCGTGATTTTGCGTTAAAAAAATAACACTATAAATAACCAATGCTGCCAGATCCGGCGCAGATCCTCCGCAGATCTATTTTTGCGTGATTTTCACCCCCTTAACAATGCTAGCTTGGCGAAGCTGTGACGACGTTTTTCAATAAATTAAACACGAAAACTAAAAACTTTCGATACAACCAATATAACAATAATCAAGTGTTTTGATGATTCTTATAACAGTATCCAAAAGTATACGAAAATGTATATTTTAAAGATGTATAAAACTAAAAAAGCAGTAATAATAATAACTTATATAGCATTACCAAGTCTCGCCCAGGCACCAACTAACTAAACGAAGCCTTTCGTAACTACTCGAAAGGCTTTTTTAATGCCTGTAATTTCAAGGGTTTAACCTATTTTACCTATCGCAACTAATCGTAACTCGTAACTAATTGAGTTAAAGCGCGGATTTTAGTAACTATGATAGTAACTACAAATAGGATATAGTTACTAACCACTTTCCATAGTTACTAAAATGAGGTTCTTAGATATGCCAAGAGTTACAAAGCCTTTAACTAATACAGAAATTGAACGGGCAAAACCGCAAGGCAAGTCCTATACTTTAACCGATGGCAATAGGCTATTTTTGCTTATCTCCGCCACAGGTTCTAAAACGTGGCAATTTAATTATTATCGCCCTATAACCAACAAGCGCACTAAGTTTAGTATCGGGGCTTATCCTGGAATATCTTTATCACAAGCACGGGCAAAACGTGAGGAATTTCGGGCGTTGTTGGCTAATGGTGTCGATCCGCAAGTAAAAGCCAAAGAGGAAAAGCAAGCTATCAATACGCAAATAGAAAATAGCTTTTTATCAGTGGCTGAAAAATGGAAAGAGAAAAAACCATTAGAAATTGAGCCTCTCACCTTAAAAAAGAATTGGCGACGTTTAGAAACTTATGTGTTCCTTTGCTTTTTACCTATGATAACAATGAATAAAAAAAGCTAA